TTATACCGTCTTGTACGATAATGGCTGCAACTGTTCGCTGAACAGAAGTCTCCATATCCAACTCAAGTGATGCACCCGCTACATTAGTTTCCTTGCGAAGAAAGTTCTGCGTGGATGCTGGGACTGCCTGAACAAATATCTCCGCTGACCTGTCCATCGTGCCACCAGCATAAAGAACAGCCCAAGTGCTATCGGGGTTTAGGGGTTTGCGGTATTTGCAACCTCCATTAAAAAAGAGAAAGACGAACTCGCCAATAGAATAGATTGCTTGGATTGGTGGATTTGATGTAAATGCACCTATATCACTAGAGATGTCATTGACGTTCTTAATCCCCTCAAGCGTACCGAAACGGTTGCGAATGTTCTTGGCAAATTTGTACTCGTCTTTGCCCAGCCGAGTGTCATCCACCGACATATTCATGCCGCCAACAAACGACTGTTGTGAGTAATCAGCCACGGTGATAATGCCAACGTCTTGCCAATGTTAGGCTGTCATGTCCATGCCGTCCGAATTGCATAATGCGTTTCTGCCCACGCTCAAGATCAGCTATCTTACGGCCCAAATCGCGTGTCACTTTTCCATCATAAACCATCGCTTCCTGCAACTTGCCCTGCTCTTCCATGAACAACTGCATCATCTTGTGCATCACGATGTTCTCAAAACCGTAGAGTGGGAATGGATCGTTGTCGCTTTTGATGTGCTTCAACTTCTTCTTATACAAGACTTGTAGAGTGTGCGAATCATCCTGAGCTGATGTGTCATCCCAAGGAAACTCGGAGATGTCCACTATCATATACTGAGCCTCGGTCTCGTCGTGTGGTATCTCGGAGTAGATGATTGATGTGTCGGCTGTGTCCACCAACCTGACCAACCCACCGTCATTAGCTGTGTAACCGCCAAACCGTTCGTTGTTTGTGTCAAACCGTCTCATACCCACAACAGATGTGATGGTACGATTGTTGTCTAGTGTGAGTGCTATTGAGTGCGGTGATGATGCAGTTGTGTAGGCCGCTGCTGCGCTTGGGTAGTTTGGCCACACCTCAAGCGTTTGCCTGTCTGAAGCAGATGTCTCAAACGTCACCGCAAGTTTTTCAGTTGCGGCAATGTTAGCAAACCAGTGGACTGTCAGACCAGTTGCCGAACTACCGCGAGTACCTGTGATTACCGAAGACAGGGATTTCTTGAGTGGCTCGTAGCCAACAACACGCCAACAGCGATTGTCACTTCGCCAGTTGTTCTGGTTGTATTCTGATAATAGATTGTTGATGTCCCAAGTCAGCTTGGACTCCTTTTCACGCATTGCACGAATTGCATGAACATCACGACTCAAGGCGATTCGTTGTTTACCGGCAACGTAGAATTCCTCCTCAACTAATGAGCCGGGGATGTCAACGTGTTCATATACTGACTGCATTGCCTCGTTGAGAAAGTCGAGGATGACGTAGCGTTGGTTTGCATCGCCAGCATTAAGTCCGACTTTACGCCCAAACCTGTCAATTATGTATTCGGCACTCATCGTTTAGTGATTGCGACGATTGTTGGCTTTGTTCTTTTTGTTATAGGCGACACCGCTGTTGTGCTTCTTTTTACGATTGCGCTTATTGCCTGACTCGATCTCTTGGTTATCCCTGCCCAACTCATGTTTCAATTCCCTTACAGCACCCAGTAATTCATCCAAGTTATCCTGTAACTCATCCCTATCACCGACGCTCAATTTCATACTCCAGTTTTGCTACCTTTCTTAGCGCGGCTCTTGTGAACTCCGGTACGACTTCTCTTGCCCTTTGAAACTCCGGGTGTTGGCTTAACTCCTTCACCCCCTCCAATTGTGGTGTGCTGCACGCGCTCACCATCAATAAGGGCATCAATATGACCCAGCTTGTCTTCCAGCCGATTCTTTGCATTAGCTTCCTTTAAGGCATCCGCAAGACTAATGACCAACCGTTCCAATGACGGTATGGCCTTGAACAATGCAGCCAATAGTTTAACTACCCCCATTTGTATCGCTCTTCACGCCTTTCCTCAAAAAGACTGCCAGCAACGAGGTAATCACCAAGTTTATCATCACGCCCATCTCCATTTCACCGGAGAAATAAGCACCCACAGCCGCGAGTATCCCGCCAGCCGCCGTCATATACGTTTTCTTTCCTTTTAATGCTTTCATCCTATTTATTCATTGCTTTAACTAACTTCGATAATCCACTAGCTCCCGTGCGAACACCTATTTTGCCTATTGGCGTAGACTTCTTTTTGGGTTTTGTGGGTGCTTTCTTCTTATACTTGGGATCAATCTCAGGTGGTAAATTCCTTGGCACGCCTTTCATTGGTCGCGGCTTTACAACACGACTACCCCTACCGTGTGCAGCTTTTCGACCTCTTAATCTTGGGTCAGTACCGGGTACAGTATACTCAAAGGGGGGTTTTCCCTCTTTTGGGTCTAGTATCATTCTCTCAGGTGGAGCCATATCTTTTCTCCAAATTCCCCTTGAAGCTGGTTTCTTGCGCTTTTTCTTTAGGTTAAATGTGTCTTTATAAGCCATTAGCGGTTTTTCAGTAGTTCCTGCACCTTGAGTACAATATACAATAGCGTTGCCAGACTAATTGAAACTTTCAATAATATATCAATTTCAAGTAACCAGTTTCCTACTCCTGAGACCGAAGCCACAAGAACTTTTATATCATCGAGGTTCATGTAAAAATTTATCAATAATCATTTGCTTGGCAACCTCTATTACACCAATCATTTGCTCCATAGTCAAGTCAAGTTCCTGTTCAGAATACTCAACTGCGTGACAAATTCTACGAGTGAACTCATCTAGTTGTTGCCTCTCAGTCATTTTTTCTTCTTCTTCTTTGCTGCCTTTTTAGCCGCCTTTTTAGCCGCCTTCTTTGTAGCGGGTGCTTTCCAAGATTTGAGTGGGTGCTTGGCAGGCGTTTGGTAAGGTTTGTTTATTGGCTTGGTTGCTTTCTTTAATTCGTCAGCAAGTTTGCCGGGATCGTTTTTCGCTCTAGTTGCCTTCGCTCTAGCTTTGCGCCGTGCTTTAATGTGTTCATCCTGCTGCTTACCTTTGGCTTTAGCTTTTGGTTTAGCTGATCCCGCAAAAGGATTCTTTTTGCCGGACTTAACCTTTGCCTTTGGCTTTGCATTAGCCGCATTCTTGCCAAACGGATTTGGCTCTTTAATCTTGCGAACTTTACCACCTTGACGGCTCAATCCTTGTGCCTTCAACAGCTTGCGATCAGCCTTCTTTGCCGCAACTCGCGCAATCCTTGCACCACGTTTTGTGGCTTTAGCAGCTTTCTTTGCGACTCGTCCAGTAGCTTTTGCGCCAGTTACCGCAGCGCGACCTGTGGCTTTAGCGCCAGTTGCTACGGCTCGGCCTGTGGCTTTAGCACCTCTGCCGATAGCTTTCGCGCCTGTCAAAGCACCACGACCAAGACCCCCACCCATAGGTAGTGTGGCGGCTGTTATCGCCAAGTCTGTTGCAAATTCTGCGTCACCAATATCTTTCGTTAAACCAGATGCAAGCTTAGACATACCCCCTGCTTCAGACATTTGATTCTTCAAACGTTTCTTAAGAGCAGCGCGTTGTGCTGGCGTTCTTAAATTACGTGGAGCCATTCCCTTGGTCGGATTCTTACGATAATCCGTTAGTTTTTGAGCATCACTTTTCTTTGCCTTTTTTGCAGCAGGTTTCGGTGCTGCTTTCTTGGCCGCTGGCTTGGGCTTTAGCTGTGGGCTAGGTTTGGGTTTGTACGTTATCGTTGTACCCTTACGTTTAGTTACCGCAGCCTTAGCTTTGGTTGGTGTGACGTAGCGTTTACCGCCGACTCTCGACTCTTTTGCCTTGCGGCTTTTTCGAGCCATTTCCAGTAGGCGTTGACCGCCTTTTTTTCTTTTGTATGGCATAATTTATGGTGTTGGACGGTGTGAGACGGAACTAAACGTAGGTTGTTTAGGCCGGTGTGAGATAGAACTAAATGTTGGTTGCTTAGGACGATGCGAAACCGAGCTAAATGTTGGTTGCTGTGCCGGTTGGCCGATTGGATTACCTTGCGGCGTGCTGGGAGTTGTCCTAATTGCTTGACCTCTTGGAGTCTGTGTAATTGGGCGTTGTGCAGATGATCCCAACCACCAAGGATTTTGACCAAGTGTTGCCCGTTGAATTCCCGAATAACCGCCACTTGGTTGTACTCCACCAACAGCACGGCCAATCAACTGACCAAAATTTGCTGTTGGTTGTGATTGAACTGGTTGTTGAGTTACTGGATTACCAAATTGACCAAACGAAGCTTGGGGTTGATACTGGTCAGCAATGCCAGCTTGTGACTGCATCATTTCTTGTAACGCTTTAAACTGCAACAAATCCTGTAAATAATTACGACCCGTAGGACGTTGAGAAGCAGGGTTGATCGTGGGTTGTTCAGGGCGATGGGAGACATCCTGAAAGGTTGGCTGTCTCTGTTGAAACAAATCTTGCAACATACCCCTACCAGACTGAGGAACACCGCCGCCAACAAGCCCACTATATGCTTGCTGCGCGGCAGCTATCCCCTGCGGTGTGTATGGATATTCTACTCCAGCTACATTAGGCATTAGGTACTTCCTTCAACAACCTCAACCGGCTCAACTTTCTCATCAAAGCTGGCCGCGAGCAATCCCATGAAGTGATTTCTACCACCATGAGCTTGATCGAGGTTAAAACTGATCTGTCGAATCTTGTTCTCAAGATCAGCAACGTGGTTAAGTAACACAACCTGTTCTTGCGAAAGGTCTGCTACGTTATGTTCCTCACCGTTGATAACAACGGTCTGCTTGTTTTCTGTTTCTTCTTTTTTAGCCATAGCCAAATTATGCTTCAAGTGTCTTCACCCGTGCGCTCAACTCCTGCACCGCCTTAATCAGCGGCATCACCAGATTGCCGTACTTCAACGACAGCTTGCCGTTCGGC